GTACCGTATCACTACTATAGTCAATACGCACCCTGCAACTCAAGCCTTGAGACAGCTGTACAAGGGAAGTCACGAGTACGCAGGACATACGATGCCCCCTATGGCGAGTGACGTAGAAGGGGGTGGTAAGTTCGTCAACCGTAGCGATGAGTTCTTTGTGATACATAGATTCACTCAGCACCCTACCGATTGGATTTATACCGATATTCACATACGCAAGGTCAAGGAGCTAGAGTCAGGAGGTAGACCTACCTCGCTAGAGTCTCCTATCCGACTACGATCAAAAGTAGGGAATTGCGGCTTTGAGATACAAGGACTAGATTTGATAACTAAAGAACGCACAATAGATGGATCTCCATTTTGAGGGTAACAGGCTATACTACCTAGAGAAAGAAGCCGAGCTGTACAAGTGCCTGACCTACCTCAGCCAAGAGCTAGGCAACCAAGAGCCGATGACCCAAGAGCAACTATGGGAGGTATTCAATATCTGCTCCGACACGGCTGCGGTCTATAGGCACATCACTGACTACTTCAACACCCTAGATAGGTTGATTCTTGATTCTCGAATTGAGAACGGAAAATTGAAGCAGGAGGTGTACGACCTGAAGAAGGAGAATATGAAACTACAAAAAGCCCTAGAGGGGTGTATGGACGGAATATGAAAACACTAAACAGCCTGTCGGGAGGTAAGACCTCAAGCTACATAGCAGCCAATTATCCTGCGGACTACGATGTTTTCTCATTGGTACGCATTGAAGATCAGAACTGCAAGTTCCCCGATGAGAAGATACGCAAGGAGGTAGAAGATAGAATCCAAGCGCCATTTATTGGAACGGCAGAAGATGACACTATCATCTACACTATACTCGACCTAGAGCAGTACATCGGCAGACATATCACTTGGGTTACAGGTAAGACCTTTGATGACATAACCACTAGAAAAGAAAAGGTATATTTGCCCAACAAGGTGCAACGCTTCTGCACGGTAGAGATGAAGATAGAGCCTATGTTCTATTGGTGGGCTGAGAATATAGGAGAACCTATAGAGACTCGCATTGGCTTTCGAGCAAACGAAATGCGTAGAGCAAAGAATATGCTAGAGCGTTGTAACGCTGATGGCTTGAGTGAGTTTAAGGCTACCTTTGAGAAACATCCTGATGGTAGAAACAAATGGGAGAATGTCCCATATCAAAAACCTGCATTCCCTCTTATTGAGGATGGTTTATTTAAAGACACCATTGAGCAGTATTGGAAAGATAAGCCTGTGCGCTTTGCTTGGATGAACAACTGCGTAGGCTGCTTCCATAAGAATCCAATGCTATTGAAGAAGATGTGGGAGAAGCATCCTAATAAATTGGAGTGGTTTGCGAAGCGTGAGCGAGAAAGTATAAACGGAGCGACTTGGAGAAGTGACATAACCTATGATGAGGTTAAGGCTTGGAACTCTCAGTTCGAGCTATTCGATGATGATTTTAACGAATGTGATAGCGGCTATTGTGGACTTTAAAAGGAAGATGCTGAACGGTCAGCGGTTTGAGATTAATGGTATGGAGTTCATCTGCCTAGAGACTCACATCGCACTTCAGACCCGACTCGATGGCGAAGAGTCCGATATAGAAGTAGGAGGTAGCTACTATATCGTAAGGAACACCTCAACAGGGGGACTACATAAGATCCCCTTTAAACGTATAATCGAAAAAGAGAAAGATATCAAATGGAAGATTTAAGCCCTGTACTAAGCGAATACTATGAATCTATCGGAGTCATCCCTAACAACACACGCCAAGAGGATCAGGTCTTCGCACGATCAGCGATGATGGTCGTGATGCGTAACCATATGACCCTAATGCAGATAGGCAGAATTTTTGATAGGAATCACGCAAGTGTCCTACACGCCCTACGCAACCACGAGGATAACTTCAATTGGTCAAAGATGTATCAGTTCTTCTATGAGACAGCGCAGGAGGTGTGGAATAGAAACCCTACCAAAGACATCAAGGCAAGGAACAAGCTCGTAGCTACGCTCACTCGACACAAGATGAGAATACAGGAGCTAGAGGCGGAGGTTAATAACTTGAAAAATAGGACTATTGAATTAGTTGAAAACAATCGTATATTACAAGAGGAAAACAAAAACCTAAGCCAATATGCAGATAGAGTTTAGTCCACTTACGGGAGTTATGGTAGGAGTCAACTACGCCTACTACGATGCAACTGATGATCTAGACGGGCTACACCTAGTACAAATCGGCATAGGTTTGATTATGGTACAGGTGTCGTGGACAACATAGAGAACTTCTATAGACAAAACTTTAAGAGACTCACGGGCTTCATCAAAGAGTACTGTGACGGATCGTACGAGGTAGCCTCTGACATAGTGCAGATGGTATTTGTACGCCTACTAGAATTAGAAGCAGAAGGGAGAACCAACTTTTACGAGGAGGACTCCCTTAACTTTTTCTATGTATATAGGTCGTGCATCAACACCGCACTCAAGTACCAACGAACCAAGAAGCGTATCAACAAGGTAAGCCTTGAGGATCTGACTCACGATGTCATCGAAGACGAAGACCATACCGAATACAAGATAGCTATGGACAAGCTCCTCGATATGATGGAGCAGGAGATGGATGACTTCCATTGGTACGATGCCAAGATGATGCGTATACATATGCAGGGTACGTCTATGAACAAGATACACCGAGAGTCAGAGATAGGTCTGACATCAATCAAAAACACTATAAAAAATGGCAAAGCAAGGATCTACGAGAAAATCAAAGAAGACTACGAAGACTTCCAAAACGGAGACTTCGACAAAATCTAAGGGGCTAGGTGACACCATAGAGAAGATCACTACGGCTACAGGCATCAAGGCTGTGGTCAAGGCAGTAGTAGGTGAGGACTGCGGCTGTGATGAGCGTAAGGAGAAGCTGAACAAGATGTTCCCTTATAAGCGTGAGCCTGAGTGCCTTAATGAGGAGGAGATAGCCTACCTCTCTACAGGAGTCCTGAAGAAGAGAACCCTCACCTATGATGATCGTGTTCAGATTGCTACGATACACGCAAGGGTATTCAATCATAAGTTTGATGTACCCTGTACTTGCAGTCCTAAGATATGGATGCAATGGGTCAAGCAACTGCAACTCCTACTAGATGAAGGAGCTTGATCTATACAACATACTCAAGCTAACCTACATTAGCGACCTTGAGCAGAGTGAGCAGCAGTTCTCTCGCTTCGATTGTTACTCTACCAAGTGGAAGATGGACATCGAACTCAAGTGCCGCAGGACACACTATGACGAGCTGCTCATAGAGAAGGATAAGTTTGATGCTCTGATAAAAAGAGCAGAGGAGCATAACACTCGCCCCTTCTACATCAACTCAACGCCCGAAGGTATCTACGCCTTCAACCTTTTAGAATTTACTAATCTCGCTTGGGAGATGAAAGGGGGGCTGCCTAAGACTACGGACTTCTACGACAATAGGAGGGTAGTTAAGGAGGTGGCTTTCCTTCCTATCTCTAAGGCTACAAAACTGAATGAAGATGCCGATACCGACACCTAAAGCAGACGAGGAGAAAAACAAGTTTCTCGCACGTTGTGTACACGATCATATTATGATTGAAGAATACCCCAATGCTATGCAGAGGGTAGCAGTATGTCTAGCGCAATGGGACAAGAAATGATCAGCGTACTATTGGGGCTAGGGCTAGGTATTGCCCTGAACCAAATCAGAAACACGAACAAGCGCCTCGATGATGTCGAGGATCTACTCGCTCAGATTGTTAATGCGTTAAAAAATCTTGACGAGGAGGAGTAGTTATTAAAATTCTTTTGTTTATATTTGGGTATAATCTTAAAAATAGAGAGATGAAAAAGTACACGAAAAAACAGAACGCCTTCTATTGGGCAGTAACTACAGTACTCGCAGGAGTCGGTATTACCACTATGATGGTAGTCTTTGCACTTGTTGAACGCATAACAGCCTAACCTATGATAATGCTAGACGGAGCTGACTACGATCAGCAATGGCTTATTGACAAAGCGAGAGACGATGACTTCTACTACGGAGCATTGAACAAGATAGCCTTGTCTTCTAGTAGCCTCAAGATGCTACTCGACAGTCCTAAGACCTTCTACAATGTGCAGACCTACGGCTCTAATGAGTCTAGCCCTGCCTTATTGCAGGGGCGTATCATTCATACTATGATACTAGAGCCTCATAGATTTGATGATATATTTGAAGTCGTAGACGTGGCATCTAAGAACACCAAAAAGTTCAAGGAGACACAAGCCTCAACGAGCAAGACCTGCATCACTACAAAGGACTTACAGCAAGGAGAGCGTATAGTAGATGCCTTCCAACGCAACGAACACGCTAAGTACTTCCTCAAGCAAAGCCAAACGGAGAAGCCTATGGTCGATATGCTAGGAGGTTTCCCCTTCAGAGCTAAGGCAGATATATGGAACGACAGTTTCCTAGCTGACATCAAGACCACGACTGACCTCAAGGCATTCCGATACTCAGCAGACAAGTACGGATATGATATGCAATGCTACCTGTACTGCAACCTCTTTCAGAGGTCGTACAAGGATTGGTACTTCATAGCCCTAGACAAAGCCTCCTGCGACATTGGTATCTACGATGTGAGCGAGGAGTTCTACAAGAGAGGTGAGGCTAAGTTCAACAGGGCTATAGCCATCTACAAGGACTTCTTTGTCAAGGGTAACGACCTAGACAGCTATATCATCAGAGACACGCTATGACAATCACACAGCTAGACCTATTCTCAGGTATCGGTGGTTTCCACTTAGGCTTTGAGAGAGCAGGATATAAAGTGAAGAGCTACTTCTCAGAGGTAGACAAACACGCTATAGCTGTATACAAACACAAATTTAAAGAAGCAGAGTATGTCGGATCAGTTACTGATGTTCGAGGAGCAGACCTCCCAACCATCGACCTTATCACCTTTGGAAGCCCTTGCCAAGACTTTAGTACTAGTGGAAAGCGTCAAGGGATGGGAGGACAACGATCAAGCCTTATACTTGAAGCAATACGACTCATCAGCGAATGCAGACCAAGAGTTTTTGTGTGGGAAAATGTTAAGGGGACATTCTCCTCAAACAATGGCGAAGATTTTGCGGCAATCCTCCAAGCCTTTACCAACATTGGGAGCTATAGACTTGAATGGCAACTGCTTAATACATCGTGGTTTCTACCCCAAAATAGAGAGCGGATATACCTTGTCGGATATTCTACAACCCCCTCACGAGATTGGAGAGGAGTATTTCCTATCGGAGAGGAGCGTAGAGCGACTGACAGTAGAGATGGATGGGAAGCTCAGTCCTCTCAAACCGTCACCTCAAGGTACTTCGCCTCAACCGCACAAGGATCGTACATTGGTGAGCGTAACGAAGTTCTTAAAGTAAAGTCAGCTACTAAATCAGGATATGAGGTAGCAGAAGAAGGAGATAGCATCAACTTATCTAATCCTAACAGCGAGACTCGTAGAGGCAGAGTAGGAAAGGGCAAAGCCCAAACACTAGAGACCTCTTGCAATCAAGCAGCTGTACAAGACTACCGCATCCGAAGACTAACCCCAATAGAGTGCGAGAGATTGCAAGGCTTTCCTGATAACCATACCGAATACGGCAACTATGATGGAGAGGTTAAGAAGATGAGCAACACCCAACGCTATAAGCAATGCGGTAACGCAGTCACAGTAGATGTAGTAGAAGCGGTAGCCGAAAAGATTAAGCCGTTGTTCAAATGAAGAAGCACACCAAAATCTATATGCAGTACTTTGACTACGTCCTCGATGACTTCATACCCTGCGAGGTATGTGGAGCAAGAGCCGTAGACATACACCACATAGAGAACAGAGGAGCAGGAGGTGATAAAAACAAAGACACTATAGAGAACCTAATGGCAGTATGTAGACCGTGTCACCTAAAGTACGGAGACGTACCTGAGAAGGTAGAATGGTTGAAGCAGATACACAATAGAATATTATGATACAATTTGAATGGCTCGTATTCGTATTGACACTCCTAGTAAGTGGCTATATGATATACTTAACAGGAAAGGAAGACAAATGAGAGACAAGTTGAAAAAGTTACTAAGGCTAGACATCTTCACACTATTGACGGTAGCCTTCATAGTGCTGAAGCTCACAGGTGTGATTGATTGGGATTGGGTATGGGTACTCGCTCCTTTTTGGATGATCTATGGCTCTATACTGAGCGTGGTGATCGTGATACTCATCTCCAATAGGATAAGAAAGAAGTGAGTAAGACATTCGAGACAAAGAAGGATAGAGACTACCAAGCTCGTGCTGTTGAGTTGCTGATTGGCGATAGAGACTTACGAATAGTAGAGCATCCTCCTTTAGCAGTAGTTGACTACACACTCTATGACGGATCTCATCCTGTAGCAGCAGTTGAGGTAAAGGGAGTACGCAAGGTGCGCTCTATATCAGATGACCATCGCCCTTTAGTAGGTGTGCGTAAGTTGGTCGATGCACAGGAGTTCGCAAGACAAGCAAGGATTGAAACGCTTGTATTTGTTTGGGCGTACTCTGACGGCATCAAGTACTGTACTCTTCAGGAACTAAGAGGCGAGATATACTACGGAGGCAGGAAGCCTCGAGAAGGCTCTGCTAACGATCTTGAGCTTATGTTCAGAGACACGCATACTAAATGGAATACAAAAACCTTTAACACCAAAGAGAAATGAAAGAGGATATAGAAGGAATAACAGATGGCGCATATAGCACACACAAGTATAGCGGAGCGTTAATGATTGTTGACTACTATCAAGAGTCAGACACTTGGCAGTGTATGGACTCAAAGTTTACCATAAAAGGTAGAGGAAAAACAAGGATAGGTGCAATTTGCGATGCTCAAAACCAATGGGATGAATATCTCAAGAAAAATGAGTTGTAAAGAATTACTTGACAACTGAGTTGTTAAGGATTACTTAATAACTGAAACCTTTAACACCAAGATAAATGAGAGAAGATAACACGCCAAGTATAATAGACTTGTGCAATAGAGACAAAGAGAGTTATGGTATTGAGAATGATTAGTGCCTACCTTCGCAAGAAGAGGCACATAAAAACAACCCAAGCATACCTAGATATGCTAATGCTAGACAACATCAACCTAAGCATACAGGCAAGTAGATTCGGATGGAGTGAAGAGATACAACACCAACTAACCAACTCAGCCCTACTCATACGCAAGTATCAGAGGAGACTGAGACTAATTAAAATGTAATGGGCAAGAGCGATCAGATCCTAGTCAATAGGAAAAACCTAGAGATGTTTATCGGCATCTTAACACAAGTACACCTACGAGGTCAACTATCAGCAGACGAACAAGCATTCCTAGCTAAGTTCGTAGACCTACCCCCTGCACCTACTACACCAAATAGGTCACAGCGTAGGCTGAACCAAAAGGTGATAAACGACATCATCAGAGAGGAGCGCAAACGCAATCTAAAGAAATAGGGTTTTATAGTTAGGAGGTTGACTAAATTTGACATATAAAAAATGGATAGCACACAAGAACACAAGAAGGCAATGCTCAAGGCATTAGAGGCAAAACTAGGTATAGTGACTGCTGCCTGTAGTGACGTGGGTATATCTAGGCAGACACACTACAATTGGCTCAAGGATGACCCCGAGTACAAGAGAGCAGTAGATGAGTTGGAGAATGTAGCACTCGACTTCGCAGAGGGTAAGTTGCACGAGCAAATCAAAAGCAACAACCCTACCTCTACCATCTTCTATCTAAAGACTAAGGGTAAGAAGCGTGGCTATGTCGAGAGACAAGAGATAGCACACGAGGGCATTAAGACCTTTGTCATAGAGGAACTAGATGAGCAGGATACAAGTCAATAAAGTCTACACCCATCTCAAGCAATCAGATAAGAAGATAGTAGTCGAGCAGGGCGGTACTCGTAGCGGTAAGACCTACAACATCCTCCTTTGGCTCATCTTCTACTACTGCACCAAGAACACAGGCAAGACCGTGACCGTAGCTCGTAAGACCTTTCCTGCGGTACGCAGCTCGGTGATGCGTGACTTCTTCGGCATATTGAAGCAGCACGACCTGTACCAAGAAGACAAGCACAACAAGTCCAACAGCGAGTACGTCCTCAACGGCAACCTGATCGAGTTCGTAAGCCTAGATCAACCTCAGAAGATTAGAGGGCGTAAGCGTGACCTAGCCTTCCTGAACGAGGCCAACGAGTTGAGCTTCGAGGATTGGCAGCAGATAGTGTTCCGTACTAACGGCAGGATCATACTAGACTACAACCCATCCGATACTTACCATTGGATCTATGACAGGGTCATCCCTCGTGAGGATGTGGACTTCTACCAAACCACATACCTAGACAACCCCTTCCTAGACGAGACGATCAAGGAGGAGATAGAGAGACTCAAGGAGACGGATGAACACTATTGGCGTGTCTATGGACTAGGAGAGCGAGGCACTAACCGAGCGCAGGTATTCCAATTCACAACCCTACAGCAAGTGCCTAGCACGGCTAAGTTCCTGTCCTATGGTCTTGACTTCGGATTCACCAACGACCCTAGCGCATTGGTGCGCTGTTACCAAGATGGTAATAACCTCTACTTCGAGGAGATGCTATACAGTACCAACCTCACCAATCAGGATCTGTCTACTCGCTTCTATGATGTAGGGGTAGGTAGGTACGAGGAGATATTTGCAGACTCGGCAGAGCCTAAGAGCATAGAGGAGCTGCACCGTATGGGATGGAACATCAAGCCTACTGCTAAGGGTGTGGATAGTGTCAACGCAGGTATTGATATGCTCAAGCGGTACAAGCTCCACATCGTAGGTGCTAACCTAATGAAGGAGATGGAGAACTATAGATGGATGGAGGACAAGAACGGCAACCTCCTCAACAAGCCCGAAGACAAATGGAATCACCTCATTGATGCAGCGAGGTATGGAGTATATAACAAATTAAGTAAGCCCAACTATGGAAGGTACGCAATCCGTTAAGATCACAATCCCCGAATCCCTTGCAGACATCCCTATCAGCAAGTACAAGAAGTTCATCGCTATGGCGAATGAGGAGAACGGTGATGAACAAGCCCTCTACCACTTCTGCGGTCTTACTCCTGATCAGCAGGAGCGTATGAAGGTAGCAGACAAGAACAGGCTAGGCGCTCAGTTAGCTAAGGCACTAGAGGAGAAACCTAGCCTAGTGCAGACCTTCGAGTTCAAAGGAGTCAAGTATGGCTTTCACCCCAAGCTCGAAGATATCAGTATGGGAGAGTACGTTGACCTTGACGTGCTACTCAAAGAGCCATACAAGAACGCAGAGAAGGTGCTAGGCATCCTCTATCGCCCTATCACTTCTAAGAAGTTCGGCAAGTACCTCATAGAGAACTACGACCCCGACAAGCATACAGGCGATGGCTTCGAGGAGCTAGGCACGGATGTACTACTAGGGTGTATGCTTTTTTTTTATCGTTTAGAAATCGCCTTGCTGATAACTTTCCTACGATCTTCACGGAAGGAGGAGACGAACCCTCCTTCGACAGGGCAACCCAATTCGGACGTAAGTGGGGTTGGTATAGCGCAGTCCATCAGATTGCTCGAGGGGATCTCACGAAGTTTGATGAAGTAACCGAGCTACCTATGCGTACCTGTCTCACCTACCTAGAGTTCGTGCTTGACAAGGCCGATGTTGAAAAGTCGATAGCCAACTCAAAAATAGTTTAGGTTATTAAGAATCTTTTGTGTATTATTGCTCTATACTAATCAAAACACAAGAGAGATGAACTTGTACCAACAACTTACACAGCCTCATAGAGACAAGCTCCAAGAGGAGGCAGACAAGTACCCTACCACAGGGAAGCTACTGAAGTACGCCCTCGAGCATAACAGCTCGGTTATGGGTTTGACCATTAAGGAGGCGATGGACTTACACACCATCTTCTTCCCTTTCGAGCCGTTCTCATTGTCTAACCTCTTCAGCCTAGTGTGATATGAGTTACTTAGATTGGGAACTAGCAGCCTACCAAGACTACCAAGACCGCTACTGCGGTATCTGCGGTGAGTACAGCGATGACGATTGGAAGTGTGATTGCGAGGAAGAGGACGAGGAAGAAGACGAGCATTTGGGAATCTAGTGGTGGTTCGCTAGATAGGTTTGGTTGAGAGGGGGCAGTCGCTCCCTCTTTTTTTATCCCATCTTTAACGGATGGGGTTTTTTAATTGTATGAAGAAAGGATACTACCAAATAACTGAGGCACTTAAAACAGCAGCCGAATCTAACGACCACATCAATCAAGTGAGTTGGGGCAACATCTTCGATATAGACTTCCGCAAGATGGATATGTACCCATTGGCTCACGTCATCACAGGGAACGCTACGCTCAACGAGCGCACGATCACCTACGAGTTCGACCTACTCATTATGGACGTGGTAGACTACAGCAAAGAGTCGAAGGACCTATACGAGGGGGGTATGATGAAGCAAGACATCTACCATAGAACACTAGCTACCCTCTCTGAGATCCTCGCTACCTTCAGGAGAGGTACGCAGTACGATGCTTACTTCCGTTTGACTAATGACCCACTAGCCCAACCCTTTGACGAGGACTACGAGGCTAACGTGTGTGGATGGATGGCTACCTTGCAGATAGAGGCAATCAACCCTAACAACATCTGCTAATGGCTAGTGATATCAGCAAAGAGAATACGCAGATAGCCCTAGATAGGTTTGGTAAGTACCTCGTCAAGGAGGCGAGGAAGAACCTAACACGCAAGAAGAAGAACGTCAGCAAAGCCTTGTACAAGTCTATAGACTACGAGGTGCAGGTAATGGAGAACAGTATTAGCTTCAGCTTCCTTATGGAGGAGTACGGGGAGTGGGTAGACAAGGGACGTAAGGCAGGTAAGATGCCTCCGGTATCTGCGATAGAGAAGTGGGTCGAGCAGCGTAAGATTCAATTCCGTGACAATAGAGGTAGGTTTGAGAGCTACAACAGCACAGCGTGGGCTATAGCCAAGAGCATCAAGAAGCGAGGCATACCTCCTACCAAATTCTACAGCAGACCCTTCAAGCTAGGCTTTGCTAAACTGCCGCAAGAGCTGACCCAAGCCTATGCACTAGACGTAGAGGACTTCCTAGACTACACATTGAACGAACTAAATACAAAATACAAAAATGGCGGTAAATAGCCCAACAGGACTACTAGGCGTACGCAGTCCTATCTTCATCACTTGGGATGGGACAGGTACAGCAGCAAGTGACATCTACTACTTCAAGCTAGAGATCTATGCTTGGACAGGAGACAAGGACGTACGCCCTGCTGATCCTGTGTACACCATCAACCGTACCACAGGCTTCGTGAACTCATACCCTACAGCTGACATAGCACCCTTCCTAGAAAACCTCTTCGATCAGAAGACTACCAACCTAGACACGGACACCTTCACTACCCTGAGTAGCGATAGCCTCCTATGGGTAGAGGTGGACTACGACATCGAATACTTAGATGACCCATTTATAGTAAACGATACAGGCACTACTACTCGCTTCCTAGTGACTGATGGCTATAGTGACTTCACAGACCTAGCCAATAAGGACATCGGCCAAGCTATCCTGATGG